CTCGGACCCAGCCATGTTGCTTCTCCCGTTGCTCGATCACCCCCGCGTAATGTTCGAGGCCGACGCCTGACGCCGCGTAGTGGTCGAGCATGACGAGCTGGCTGCCCTGCGCCTGAAACCACCAGATCGAAGTGTCGTCGCCGACACCGAGATCCCAGGCGCGATGCACCGGACGATCACCGATCGCCTCGCACTCAATGATACGGCCTTCAGCACGCACATCGCGCATCTCGATCGCATAGAACGAGCCAAGGATCGCGGCGTTGAACGAGCACATCAGCTCCTGCTCATACATCGCGCGGCCGGCGTCGGCGCCGTACAGCGCGACATACTCGTTCAGGGCTTCGGCAAGAGCCTGGTGTGAAAGAGCCGCGGTGTTCTCAGCGGTAAGCAATTCTGAGAACCATCCATCAGCGCGTTGAGCGTATTGATAGAGCTGCAGTAGATGATTGCGTCCTCTGGGAGTAGAGATCCAGCACGCCCATCCGTTGTTCTCGTCGAGGATTGGCCGGTAGTAGGCCCACGCCGATGGGTTCGCCAGTGCCCACTCCGAAAAGACAATACCAGCGACCGATGACCCGATGCCGCCACCGGCTGTGACGTTGTCAGAACCAATGACTGACCAGGTGCTTCCGTTGTGGAAAACAATTCGCATGTCCTGGTCTCGCGTACTGCTACGCATTTCGAGCGGGAAAGCTTCATCGATGCGCTTCCTTCCACTGTGTGGGTTGACACTGTCCCATATCGCACGTCGGGCATCTGAAAAATGAGGAAACATATACCAGTAATTGGCCGGCCGTTTGAACATCGCGACCGCACTGGCATGAAGCGCGATTTCATCTTTTCCAGCACGGCGATGCCACACCGCGACCGCGCGCTTGCCACCCGTCATCAAATAGCGCCAGAGCTTTTTCTGGTGTGGCCGCGGCTGCCAGCCGAGCTGCGGCAGATTGACGGTGGCCAGCACATTCATTTAGGACACGGGCCAGGCTTGTGACGTTGCCCGCACTTCGCGCATTTAGGAAGCATCGCCATCTTCGTCCTCCAGCATCTGGCGAAGCACGACGCGCACTTCGCCGGTCAGCTCGTGTGTGTTGTCTTGCTTGGGTTTGCCGTAGCCACGATCGAACAGCATGCCGATCGCGCGGATCTTGATGTCAGGATCTGTTTGCTCGCCTGTTGCGTAGCCGCCGAGCGTTTGCACGTTGGCTTTAGTGAAGGCGCGGCAAAGCGATTTCAGCTCGTTCTCGGCTGTGTCGCTTTTCTTTTTAGGTGTCGGGTCAGGCACTTACTTTAGGAGACATGATGCCCCTGCTCCAATTTGCTCACACGCTGTTCTAATCGCTCGACGATTTGCTCCAGCGGCTGCAATTGGGCATCCAGCGCCACGCGCAGCGCGGCCAGTTCGTTTTCGAACCTGGCCGCAGCTCCGCGCATTTCAGCATCCATGATGCTGACGATCTTGGCATTGGACATGGTTTAGGCGTTCGCAGCTTGAAGCAGCTGCGAACATGCGCCTTAACCAGATCTGGGGTCAAGGCACTAAATGCCTACACCATCTAGTTTACGGCCGATAATCCATCATCTCGATCAAGTAAGCCACGAGCATCCCGACCGTGACGGCGAAAAAGATGGTTGTCCACATCACGCCGCCTCCTGCTGAACCTTGGGCCCGCGCGGCAGCCGGCCCCAGCTGCCGCGGCTGTTAGGCACCTCGGGCTTTTCGCCCATCTCCAACAGCGCGCGCAGCAACAGCGCATGCGCGATCGGCACTGGCGCGGATCCCTTCCACCAGCGTTGCGACGTGCTCAGTGATATACCCAGATAGCGCGCCGCGGACGATTTGTTGAGATTGAGCCATTTCAGGATGACGCGATATTCCTCAGCGCCCATGACGCGATCGTGCTGCCAGCTCATTGATTTATCCTCTGTTTGTGACAATCTACAGGATAAGACCTGAAATACCTATGTCAAGACGACCGAAAATAATTTGAATTTAAGTTACATAGTCCTGTTGACAGGGGTGTCGTGATGGTCTAGATAACGATCACTGAGTTCATCACACCACGGAATTGCGAACATGTTCAACCTTACTGACGAAACCGAAGCCCTGATGCACTACCTGCAGGACCGCGGTCTGACACCGGGAGAGGCCTGTGCCGCCATGGGACTAAGCATCACCTGCCTGATCTCGGACAAAAAGAAAGCCCGCGGCTTCGTCCGCACACTCGCCAGACAGCTCGAGGAGCGCGCACAAGTGAGCATCATCACCGAAGCAAAGATACTGGAACTGTACGTCAATGGCTGGAGCCACTCGGCCGCCAAGTCAGCCCTGAAGGCGCTCGGCCTCCCCGAGCACAAGGCCCAGGCCCGCCTGGAGCAAGCTTGGAGGATCCACGCATGACCACCGAAACCACACGCCGCATCGATCTCGGCCTCCAGTGCCCGGAATGCTACGGCGTCCAGATCGAACTACAGCCCCGTCAACCTCACGATCGTTACCAGTTCCAATGCCGTGAATGCGGCTGCCGATGGTCGCGACCCTCTCAAGGAGCCTGATCCCATGACCATCACCTTCACCGTCCGCAAGCCGCTCAACGGCACTGACACCCGCCGCCACCATTTCGACGACGCCGACACCGTCATCACGGCTTGGTGCAGCTATACCTACGAATACGTTGCTTGGCTCGACAACCACGACGGCGAGCAGGACCAGGCCCAAGGCCACGGCTCGACCCGGCTGGAGGCGATCGCCGATCTCAACGAGGAACTGGCTGGCGAGTAGGCCGTTGCCCAGGCGTTACGAACCTCAACCCCAACATCGGCCCGCGCGGCCCCTGCCATCCCGGCGGGGGCCGATCGCGTTTTAGTTGTGAAATTTGGGTTTTGGCTCATTACCCGTCGTTACCCGTACGGGTAATCAAAATTTTCTACTGATTTCAGTAACATTACCTCTATTACCCCTATTACCCCTAAATAAATATAAACATAATAATACAGCCCCCAGCGCCCGCCTCAGCGCCTCGCCGAGAGCGATTTTGGAAACTCTTGGGAAAACGACCCCTACGGGTAATCACGGGTAATAACACTACGATGATACCCCTTGACCGTTTTTCCCTCCAACAGGAACACGCATCTCGACCAGCCCAGCTTGCGCATGGCGTCCGCCAACGCCTTGGAATGCCCGTTGTGCATCTGGCCGTTTGGAACCCGCAGGACATGCTCAAAGATCGCGGAGGTTGCAACACGCTGCTCGGTTCCAGCCTCGTGCACGATGCCGTTGCCGACGTAGATGCCGGCCACCGGCCCGCCTGAGGCCACCGTGTCCAGATTGGCCAACAGCGCCTCCCAGGGGTGCTGGATCCGACGCGCTTCCTGCTCGACGCCGGCCGCCGACCACAGCGCCTCGTCGAGCACCAGGCTCTCGCCGCGCGACTGGCACGCCGCGGCCTCGCCCCACAGCTGCAGCCGCGCCGCCTTCAGTTTTTGAATGTCGATCGACCGCTGTACCTTGATCGGCCAGAACCGCCGATTGCCGGTCTGGCTCAACAGGTACTCCTCGTTATTGGTGGTGGCCACCTCGATCGAGTGCCTGGGCTGGTCGACCAGGAAGTGCCCGTAGGCCGGCCTGGCACGATCACGCACCCGGCTGGCAAACGACTTGACCGCCTCCACCTCCCGCTTGCCCAGGCCGGCCAGGTCCGCGCTTTCGTGGATCCAGACGTCGGCGAGCTGCTCCATCACTTCCTTGCCGTGCTTGCCGATGATCGGCTCGTCCGAGAAATTGCCCTCGCCGGCCAGCACCGCCCAGGCCGACGACTTGTTCAGGCCCTCGGGCGCCTCCATGGTCAGGATGGTGTCGAACTTGCAGCCGGGGGTGCGCACCCGCGCGACCGCGGCGATCATGGTCTTGCGCACCATTTGCCGGTTTAATTCGGTATCCGCGCAATTGAAATGATCCACCGCCATCCGGTCGAGCCGCGGCTTGCCGTCCCACGAGGCCTCCGCCTCGGCCAGCATATCGAGCACTGGATTGAACTGGTTCTCGCCGCACAGGATGTTGACGGCGTCGCGGACGTGCTTCTCGGTAAAATCCAGCCCATAGGTGTCCGACAACAGCCAGCGCAGCCCGCCGATCGCGGCATCCGTGACCTGCCCCAGGAAGGCCGGCCTCGGGTCGGACGGCCTGGCGGCGTCGCTGCGGCCAATCCAGAGCTGATTGTGGAACGTGTCGTGCGAGCACCTCAGGCCCAGGCCCTCGATCGCCAGCCGCGCGTTGTACAGCGAGGCCTTCGGCGCGCCGTGGGCGTACCGCTCGCGCCAGGCCGCCAGCTTCGGATCCGGCGCCGCGTCCGGCCCGAGCACGATCGGCTCGTCACCAAGGCCGCCAGCCGCCATCTCGGCCGGATAATGCGTCACCTCGTCGCCGTAGACGAATACCGCCACGCAGTCGTGTCGCGGCGACCAGAACACCCAGCAGCGCGAGGTGCCGGTACCCGACCGTCCCTCGATGAAGTTCGAGGCGCAGCGCAGGTCGCCACAGGCCGCGTAGGCCTCGCACAGCTCGGTGTAACTCAGGCCGCGGCCGGCCCGGTCGGTGTCGAACCGGGTCGTTTCCGTGATGTCATAGGCCGCGGTTGACACCTCGGTGGCCGGCCCGATCGTTTCCTGCCAGCCGAGCTCCCGCGCTGTCTGCTCAAACCGGTCGATCAGGGCATGGATCTGGGCCACGGTGATCTCGGGCAGATCCACAGCGTCGATCTCGTGCAGCGCCGGCAAACCACTCTCCGGATCCGCCCAGGCGTATTCGAGCGCGACCGTGCCATCTTCGTTGTAAGAGTGTGGCCCGTAGATGCCGAATTGCCGGGAAATATTGCCGTTGCGCAGCTTCTTGCCGCCGAATACCTCGACCCGGTGCGTGCCGAAGGCCCGGCTCGCCAGCCGCACGAACGGCTCCTCGCCATCAGCCAGCCGGCAGAACACCGCGCATTTTTCGCCCTTGCCGTAGCGCGTCGGCCCCCTGTTCATCACATCTTCAGGCAACGCTGCCAGGATATTAGATACTGCCTCGCGATCATCGACGTCGATGTCGACCACCACGATGCCGTCCATGATCAACAAACCTGTGGACAGTGCATCGGGAAACCGGTCCGGCCAGCGCGCAATCTTGTTTTGTGCGGTGCCCTTCGCCGTGTCCGATAGTTCGGAGGCGATGAACTCCGGGCTATTCCACGATTTGACTATTGGAACTTTGCCACGATTGGGTAGTATACGGTAGCCGCGTCTGATCAATTGCGTTCGCAGCGTATTTAGATCAGAATGTGGCATGTCTTGCCTCCGTGCATGGGATGGCTGGATTTTAGCGGCCGTGGCGTCATCAGCGCCGCGGCCGTCCTTTTGTCAGGGATCCGACAGAAGATCGTCAATCTGCGCCGCGTTTCGGATTAACGCAACCGCCACCCCTAGACTGCGATAAACCCGGTGACGCTGTATCTGGTGCGCGGAGAACGAACCGCCGCGCGGGCGCTTCACTTCGCAGAAGATCACTTTGCCACCGGGCAGTACGATCAGCCGATCGAAGAACCCGCGTCGGCCGATTACCGTGACCTTTTCGGCGATGCCGCCAGCTGCCTCGACCCGGCGCACCAGCTCGGCCTCGATGGCGTTTTCGCGCTTGACTTTCATGATAGGCTCTGCACTATTGCTGCATTATTTA